AGAGAACTGTGACTGTGCCTCGTCAAAGAGTGCCTCAGTACCAGACTGGTTGGTGTAGCGTGAACGCATTGCGAAGATCAGTCCAGTAGGACCGTTCATTGGTTGAACACCTGCGAGGTCATAAGCGACCAGGTTAGGCATTGAACGACGGATCAGCGAGATCAGAACTGGGTCAAAACCTGCGTTAGGACCACCAGCAAGACCTGCAGCGCCACCGAAACCACCAGATGCACCAGCAGCGTTAGCAGCGTTGGTGGGTGATTCGGAGAGGAACGCACGCTCCTCGGTCATGAATTTTTCTTGGTTCTCCAGGAGAACTGCGGTTACCATTCTACGATGGGAGTCTTTGATGGCGCTAGCGCCTTCATAGTCCAACAATGGTGCCCACTTCTCCTGCAGATGCTCAGCATTGAACATTTGCATTTGATTTTACCTCTTTAAAAGTGTTTGGGGTTTAGGGTATAATGTAAAACTTATTTTTTGGAAACTCTCTGAAGTGCAGAGAGATAACCTTCCATGCTTCCAGAAACCTGTGGCATTGAAGACTCCTCTGAAATAAGTTCAGCAGAATCTCTTTGAGCACTGGAAACTCTTGAAGGGAAGTATGCTTCTCTTAAGGTTACCAGTTTCTCACGGTAGTCTTCTTCACTATCAAACTCAACACTTTCGGAAAGAGAAGCGAGTTTTTCTTTCTGAGTTACAGCAAGTCCCTCAGAAACTTCACCTAAAATTCCATCAGTAACAGACTCCGCAAGTCTCTTGTTTAGAGCAACATTTCTTTCGATTTGCTCGTTGAGTTTTTCTTCCATTTCATCAAGTTTATTTACCATGCTCTCAAGTACATCATATCTATCTTCAGGGATTGTTACATAATGCTCTTCAAAAAGACCCTTCATTCCTTGGAGGAATGATTCGGTCATCTCGGTCTTAAGACCTTCTTCAACTGCGAGTGCATTTTCTTGAATCCACTCGTCAGCAACATACTCAAGATATGAGTCAACTCTTTCGGTGATCTCACTCTTGAATTCTTCTACTTGTTCTACGATTGCATTTTCGTAGGACTGTTGCAGTTCTTCTCTGATTGCTGCAACTTTAGCATTGATTGCAGATTCAAAGATAACTTTTGCCTTTTCCTGGAACTCTTCGGAGAGTTCTTCACCTTGAAGAAGTGCTTCAACATCTTCTTCAATGTTCAGTTCAACGACTTCTTCTTCGGTCTCTTCAGCAACAACCTCTTCTTCTGATTCGGAAATTGCTTCTTCAACCTTGCTACGGAGAGCGTCCTCTTCGGTCACTTCTTCTTCAGCAACTAACTCTTGGTCCTCTACCTCAACTTCCTCAGCCTTAACCGCTTTAGAATTGACGACATCTCTTACTTGCTTCAGTGAAGCACCAGGAGTCTTCAGTTTTGCTGAATCGTCGTCTGCTTTGTAATTCTCTGGGGTAGGACCGCCAAGATCTTCCCAAGATCCAGTTTGACCTGGTGCCATAACACCAGATGCATTGCCCGAAGGCATTGGATCGCCAGGTTTTGCGTTAGCGTTAACGGCTGTCTTGGATTGAGCAGTGCCTACTTCCATTTCTTGTAAATCTTTTCCACTGGACATTTGAACTCTCCGATTTTAACCTTTGTGTAGTTTTTAAAACTATATTTATTTATAAATTACAAATTTGATAGAAAATCATTAAACAGTTGAAGTTTGTGCTCTTCAAGAGCACGTTGATCAACTAATGTATTTATCCTGTTTCTGGTATGGGATGCAAATCTTTCACGAAGGATTCCACCTTCCCAAACCCATTCTTTTCCTTCCATGATTCCATCAACAAATGCATCTGGTGCAGAAGGATCAGCAACGATATCTGCAGCGGTTGCCAGCATGAAGTCTTCGCCAACGATGTTGACACCTTCATTGTTCATTTTAATTGAACCAACGCCACGAGAAGAAACACCAAGTTTTACTCCCTCATTAATTAATGACTTGGCAATTTTGCCCATTGGAGTTTCAAGAAGTTTCGCCTTACCGTAAATGTTTGAACCTCTTTGCTCAAGTTTTACGATTTTGTGTGATACACGATCAAGGTTGATTGTTGGTCCATCGGGGTGACCGAGTTCGCCAAGTGCTCTACCTTTATCAGTATATGCTTCGTTGTATCTTGAAACTTCTTTTGCAAGAGTTTGAATTGGATACATTCTGCCATTACGGTTTTTGATGTCACCTTGAAGGAAAGTTCCCTCGATGTACATCTTCTTTGCAGAACCTTTACCTTCGGTAATGACTTCTACGTTTTCAACTTCTTCTCTGATAAGTTTCATTTGTTTTTCCTTAGTGGTTGATTAATATCCAGCAGCGGCATCAACTTTTGTACCAAGAATACTGGCACTGCCTCTTAAACCTTGACCAGGTTCTAAATTAACTGCCACACCATAACTCGCAGGGATGCTAATTGAACCCAAATCTGCATCATCAGCAACATTTCTAAGAGTTACAGTTAATGCACCTGTAGTTGTATTTGACAACCAGACTGCAGTTGATGTTGTAAACTTAGTTGTTGCTGGGTCAAGTGCGGTAGCAGTACCCAAAATTTTCATTGTTCTTGGTCTCCAGTTTGAGTTTCTTCTTCGTCCTCTTCGGACTCTACTTCATCTTCGTCAGTTTCTACCTCTGATTCATCATCTCCAAAAAGACTAGCACCGACCGATGGTCTTACTGAATCCACTTTATCTGCCGCTTTAGCATACAAAATTTCTTTAATTTTGTCGCTAACTTCAGAAGGAGATGATTCACCACCTACCAACATATCCATTAAATCATCCATTTTGTATTAAAAATAATAAGAACTATAAGATATTTATATCTCTCCACCTTCAGGTGCTTCAGTTGCTTTTCCTGATTTTTCTAAATCTGGTTCAGTAACTGGCGCTCCGAGATCCATTGCACCTGCAGATTGATCCATTGGCAGTCCAGTTGCAGGATCAATTGGTGCATTTGGATCAGGAAGAATACCATCTTTGATTTCTTTTTGGATCTGTTCATCCATTTCCTTAATTTCAGTTTCAGTCTGCTTAAGGATTTTATTTCTTACATAATAAGCAGAGAAGTATCTGCCCATGTATGGTTCCATGGATGCAATGACACCAAGTTGCTCATTAAGCAATTCGGTTTCTTTGAGATCAGAGAAGTGATTATCATACAGATAATCGTATTGAATGTGATCTTCTAATTCTGCCCAATCATCTGGTGTGATAATATTTTTTAGAATTAACTGAGTTTTCAGCATATCATTAAAGACACCTGAAAATCTCTTACGAAGTCTGCCGACAAACTTAGTAAACTTAAGTTCATCTCTCAGAATTTCTGAAGAACGACCAAGGTTAAAACCACCAGCACTATCAAGTCTACTAGATGGAACATTCAGTGCTTTATAGAGTTTGGTCTGGAAATAATCAACATCAGTTAATTCTCCAAGGTTCTGACCACCAGGAAGAGTTGAGATTTCAGTTCCTCTTCCACCTTCACGGCGAGGTAACCAGAAATCTTCAAGCATCGCCATGTATTTGCGGTCATCACGGATTTCTCCAGTGTCCGCATTGTAAACAAGTTTATTACGATAACGATTCATCACATCACGCAGATATTGTTCTGCCTTGATCTTTGGAAGATTTCCAACATCAATGTAGAAAATTCTACGTTCTGGAGCACGAGATAATCTGTAAATAACAAGACTATCTTCAACCATTCTTAATTGGTTAAGTGCCTTAATTGCTTTGTGCAAATATGATAAAACAGTTTGCTTATTTCTATCTACCAGTCCTGAGGTTACATATGTAATTGAATCTTTTGCAATTTTAATAGAACCTTTATTATCTCTGCTTGGAATGATTCCACTATTTTTTGTAGAAATATTAGGATCATAGAGGTAATACTCTTCGATCTCTGGTGCAGCATAGTTTTCTGGATTTAATGGATCTCTTCCATTTCTTGCAACATCAAATGGAGATTGCGAGTTGGTTCCAGTCTTTTCTTGCTTACGGATCAGACGAATTTTTAGTGGATCAATATATCTGATATCTTGAATTCCATCTGATGGATTTTTGAGATCGATTACTTTGTGATAATAAACTCGTCCATCAACATACCAAGTTCTGAAGATTTCATGACACTTCCTATCGAAGTTCATCATGCTCTTGATATTTTTAAATTCCTGTCTGATGATATCCTTCAACTTATCAGAAGCAGGAAGATTTGATAACTCAATTTCTACTGGTGAGTCATTGAGGTCAGAAACAATTGCCTCGTTGACAATATCTTCAATTGCACTATCACACTCAGGGTGCAGACACATTTCTCTGTATCTGCGTACCAGATCCTGTTCAGATTTATAAACTCCTTCGATATCTACGTACTGTCCGTAGAAACCGCTGGAGAGATAAAAGTCTGATTTATCTTCATCAGAAGGAGGAACTGGGGAGACAATGCCTTTAGATGGCTTGCCTTCCCCAGGTTCTGGTAATTTAAAACCAAATAATTTAGACATTAATCAAAAGATTTAACTTATTGTTCTACTATTTATGAACCTGTTCCTACCTGGGTTGTACCAGTAGGATCAAGAACATCTACCCACTGAACTTCCATCGTCACTGAGAATTCCTCAATAGTATCGGAACTATCATATGAAAGTGCGATGTCAGAAACATTAGTTGGGAATGTTCCTAGGAATCTGTACTGCTTAAGAACAGGTATCTTTGCCTCAGTTTGTGGAATATTTCCATTAACTTGTGCTCTTCCAAGTTGCTTAACATACAGATCCTTTTGATAAAGAGTTGGATCTGTGATACCAGCATTATCTTCATGCTTATTGATGAGATTCATCCATCTCTCAAAAGCGGTTCTGATGCTGAAGTCAACATCGTTGATAATGGTGATTGTCCAAGGATCGAAGGTTCTGTCTCCAGCAACCTTCAGATTTCTTCCTCTAAAAGGAATATTGATTGGAGCAATGTTGGATGCTGGGAGGTTTGCTGCCTTGACCAGGAATCTGGTTCTGTCGGTCAGTGCGTCTCTAGTTGTATTCTCAGGGACAGCATCGTCGGGGAAGTACAGTTCACATTCAAATAGATTAGGTCTTGCACCTCCGCCGATCATTCTACCCTTGAATGCATCAAGGGTTCTATCCTTAGTACTTGGAATGTTACGGTTAGCCATTAAAAGTTTCCTCTAGTGAATTAAACATTACCTAAATGAATTAAACATTACCGACGACTTCTTCGAAACTTACGCCTGTACGGGTAGCAACGAAGGTGAGTCCGATGAAGTTGATTGATCTTGCAGGTTTGACAAAGATGTCTGCTCTAAACTGGTTAGAGTCAACAACATCTGGAGTATTGTTGGTTTCATCGCAAACTACGACGAACTCAGTAATACCTCTCTTCGCCTTAACATCACGAAGGAATGGTTCAACAATGTTGACAAAGTTGGATCTTGTGATTACATCGTTGAATTCAAACAGTTGATCCTTTGCTGCTCTTTCGATAGAATCCTCAATTGTGAGGAACAGACGACGAACGTTGATTCTGTCGAATGCAGAAGCGTAAGCAAGTCCTGTCTTATCACCGAAGAGAATAATTCCAGAACCTGGTTGTGCAACCACTGGATTGACTCTCTTAGGATAGATCAGATCTCTTTGTGCTTGTGATGGGTTATATGCAAGTTTCACTGCACCATTGATTGTTCCTCTGGAGGAACCTGCAGGTGAGAACCAGGAGAACTGATTGATTGAAGTTCTTGCCATCAGACCAGCGATGTCTGCGTTACATGAGATGTAACGGAACTGATTGTTGAATCTATCAAAGGTGTACTTATAACCAGAATCGAAGACTGCATAAGATGAAGAGGTTATACCATCGAAGAACTTAATAATATTATCTGTTTGTGTGTCAGAGTTTGATACATTGACAACACCTGCTCTGTGTGGTGAAATGCAAGCAATACAATCTTTTCTAAGATTTGCGATCTCGATCAGTTTATTTGCTTTTGCCTGCGATTCGTAGATTGAATCACCGCCAGAAGGTCCGTTGATCAGGAAGTTGATTGGATATTCAGCAGGATTTTTAAGAACTTCATAAGAACTTACGATATCTGAGAGTGAAGATCCAAAACCACCAGTTGCCGAATAGTTTTCACCACCAGTCAGATTATATGTGAGTCTTCCGCCGAGGGCAAAAGTAGTACCTTGTGCTGTGACTCCCCAGTTTCCTGTGCCTGTTGCAATAAATGTGTTTGCTGATCCTGCAGTAAGGCCACCAGCAACTCCAGTTGGAGCAGCACCAGCGTAGACATACTCGGAAATACGAGCAAGAAGATCCTTGTAGTAAACTGCTTCAGTTGGGGAGGTGATTCCATCTTCAGACTTAGTAAGGAAAGTAAACTTCTCTACAATGTTGCCTGCGGTTCCTGTTACTGCACCAGTGTCATCAACAACGACGACGTGAAGTTCATCGTTCTTGGCGCTTCTTTCGGAAGCATACTGTGAAGTACCTGGTTTTTCAGCGATGGACTTCCAGTAAACAGTCGAGTTAGTCAGTCCGAGGGTTTGATCGTTGTACCAATCCTTGGTTGCACCAGAAGTGAAGGTTGAAATTCCAACACCAGCAGTACTTACAACACGCAGTTGATTTGAATCTACTGTAGTGCTTGTTCCTCTAGTGAATGAGAAGACTGCTCCATCACCAACAGTGCTGATTCCAGTGATTGTCTGGTCAACAAAGATTGTTGAAACTCCAATTCCAGCAACCTTAGTTCCGACTGGAACAGTTGAATTGCCACCAGCAACGCTGACAACATCGTTAACTTGAATTCCAGTGGTATCAATTCCACTGATTGAAGCATCAAAAGCAGTGTCAATTACACCAGCGGTTGTTGCTACGCCAACTGTGGTTGTAGTAGTTACGCTAGTTGGTGCGGTGAATTCGAGTGAACCACCCTGAGTATATTCTGCAGCAACAGAAGTTCCAGCAGTTGAAACTCTATCGGTAACTTTAACTGAGAGTGTTCCTTCACCAACCTCTGTGATGATTCCTCTCAGGTAACCATCATAAGTTGAAGTTGTTCCAGCGCCAGCGACTTGTCTTCCATCAATTGCTTGAGTGAGACCCATTCCAACGGTAACACCGCTAGTTGAAACTCCAGTAACAATTTGGTCTGCAAATCCGTCGATAACACAGACTTTGAGATTATTTGCCCATCTACCTGGGTTTTTGGAAGCATATGCCCAACCAGTTGCAGTGCTGTGGTTGTTTACATAGTCTTCATAAGATTTAATTTTTACTGATCCTGAACCTGCATTGTTGGCATTGTTCAGAGTTGTACCATCTGTTCTCAGAACTCTGAGGATACCACCGTATGACAGGTAGGAAGACGCACTTAACCAGTAATCATACTGTGCGTCTGTTGATAATGGCTTACCGAAAGTCTTGAGAAGATCCTGCTCAGTTTCAATCAGAATGGGAACATCAATTGGTCCCATCTCAAAAGGACCTGCAATTGCGCCCACTTGCTCATTTGCAGCATCCACTCTACCAATAGTCAAATCAACTTCTCTTACCTTGACGCCAGGGGATACTAAGTTAAGCGACATGTCTTTGCCTCGACAGAAGATTCATTTTTACTAAAACTATTTAGAATTTTGAACTCCTGGAGTGGGGAAACAGTGCATGAACACCTTACCAGTCAGGATATTCCCACCTATCAAAAACTTTATTTGTCATTCTACTAACTACAACTCTTTTTATCGTACATTCTTTGCATTCGTATGAATATGAAGATGGAAACATACCTCTATCTTTTCTAATTAGGTAAAATCCATCAATTAAATCTTTTGCTTCCCCACATGAACGGCACTTTCTTTTTTTGAACAGTAAGTGTTCTAAACTAAACTGTTCATCAAAATCCATCAGTGATACTCCCACATATAAGATCTATCACCATACTCATCTGTGTGCCAAACATCACCATCAGCATCGACAAATGTGGTGTCATCTAGACCATCGGACATAAAACCGAATGGTGCCATGTCCTGTTCTATCTGATTCTTTTGCTCTTCATATAATCTCTTTCTTACATCCTGATCAGTCAGTTCTTTGAAATAATCTTGTGCAACTAACCAAGCATAGATTACAAGACACATTGCAAGGTCATCATTACATCCTTCTTCTGCCTCAAATGATCTATTCTTTTGGATAAATGTAGTCAGTTCTGAAATAATCTCATAGTCATTAAAGAGTAACTTATCCTCCTCAATCATAGTCTTGAGGTTTAATGATCCAACCTGCTTGACAGTCTTACTCATCTTGACACCGAGTTGTGTTTTCTTACCAGAGAATCCCTGTCCTACAACTTGTCCTGCCCTACCACGCATCGAGCACATCAGTAGGTTCTGATATTCTAAGTCATACTGAATAATACTTGCTACTTGATCTCCAACATCATTTACCTCACACAAGATAAATGCGCTATTATAACTCTTTGCTACTTCATAGATGATATTGGGAAATAGCATCGGTTTGATCTCATTATTTCGATATTTTGCCACCACCTTATGTGGGAACTGAGTAATATCTACGATTACAAAAGCAGAATAGTCTTCACTTACGCCTCTGGCAACATCAACAGTGCAGACATAATCATGTGCTTCTATCGGTTTTTCATAGACATCCAATCCAGCGTTTCTAGTGATTGGATTATCATATACTAATGTTCTTAATTTACTAGGAGCAATAAGTGTATCAACAGATCCTAGGAATTCGCACTCAAACTCAACCTTGAACTGCTGTTCTGAAGTGTTGGCAATGGTGGTTTCTTTCCACTCTTCATCCCTACCAGGAACTTCAGACCAGTGAACATCAGTCGGAATATATTCATTCTTTCTTTTCTCTGCATCATGCCACATACGGTAGAAGTGGTTCATACCGTGTGGCGTTGATACAATGATTACTTTGGTGTTTTTACCAGAAGTAATAGTAGGATAAACAGATGCAAAGAACGAGTCAGCAACGTGATTTGGGACGAACGCGAATTCGTCGAGAAAGAGGATGTTAAACGACATACCTCGGACAGCACTTGCAGACGTAGAAGCTGCCAATATCTTACTGCCATTCTCCAACTCCAAACTACCTTTGTTCCATGATATGATACCCTGTTGCATCCACTTTGGCAAGTTTTCGTATGCAGTCTGTAACCTACCAAGTAGTTCCCTTGCAGTTGCTGCTTTGTTTGCCAGGATACCAATATTTACGCTGTCATTGAAGACAGCATAGTGCAACAAATAAGATACCACGGTTGTAGACTTGCCAGTCTGTCGAGGCATCTTACAGATGTTGAATCTATTATTATGGAAATTATTGATAAGTTTTTCTTGGAAATGATACGGGTGAAACTGAGTCAAACCCTCGTCAAGAGAAACGATTTTAATATAGTTATTTGCAAAATATACAGGATCTTGTTTGCATTTAATAAATTCAGCAATCTGTTCTTGCGTAAACTCAATAGGAGTATTCGCTTTCTTTAGATTCGGATTTCCAAGATAAACATTATCAGCCATAATTTACATAAGTCCTAGTGATGCAGCGGTTTCTTGTGATTTTAAGTACAATTTAGCGTAGCACTTCGCTACAAGTTTTAAATCTTCTACTCTATTTACTCCCTCAATTTCTCTTGCTATTTTTGTGTACTCAAAACTTTTGTTTAAGTTATCTAGTTGGATCTCGTCTGGGTTCATTTTGTCCTCCTGCAAATAATAGTGGTAATGTTGGATCTCTCAAAACTGGATTGAAATAAAGGACGATTGCACCAGGATAAACTTTTCTGATTTCTCCTAGAACTTCATCCTTTGTTGGTCTTCCGAAATTGGGGAAGAACATTTGTACAGTTAAAGGTCTACCTCTCCAGTTTAAAACTATAGTATAAGTTTTACCTCTTTCCTGTACTCTTAGATACGCTTCTTTTACACTTTTCTTTTTAGGATCTGTAGAAACATAAGTTGGTTTTGCTGCACCAGACTTTTGTTGTTGTCCTGGATCTGCTTTTTTCT